CGGGCAACGAGGAGGAGGAGTTCGCCGCCCGCGGCACCAAGAAGGACACGGGCGACGAGGAGGAGCTCGTTGGGACACAGACCGATGTGTACGACGAAGGATCGCAACAGGACCATGATTCCACAGGCTTCTTTGAAGTCTGGAAGCCCACCCCCCGCCGCCCCGAGTCCTCACAGGCCGCGTTCGCGCCAGCTGCCGCGAGCTCTCCCCAACCCGCGGCACCAGCGCACCCGCGGCGCCCGCGGCGCCGGGCGCTCGTGTGGTCCGGCGGGCGCGCCGTCGGCAAACGCACACGACGCCGAAAACGCAAGAAAAAGCAGACTCGCCGCCGAAAATACAAGAAAAAGAAGCGGAGCCGCAAACAAACAAAAAGAAAACAGCGCCGCAAAAAGCGGAAACGCAAAACCAAGCGGAAAAAACGACGTTAAATAGTTATTATTTAATATACGACGGCAATTTATCAACATCAAATACTTTTGCGCGCTTATTCTTTTTGCGCGATGTGATAAATTTTCGAAAGATGGGATTTTCTATTTCTTTTTCGGGGGGGCAATGATGGACAGTGCGCACAATCATTTTATACAATTTAAATTCAGGATATCTCTCATCGCCATTTGATTTATATAGTATATTGCGACCTGTATCGTCCTTGCACCACCTGTCGACTAATTTGGTTATAGGATCTGGGAGTTCATCTTCACCTTCGTCATCAGGGGCAAAGAAATCATAGAGGGAACACCCGAGACGACACAAATCAAAACTGGGATTAGGGTCTAATCTGGGTTTTTTTTTATTTAAATATGGCTCACAATTATATTGCGTTGCAGCATCGCCTTTGGGATGAAAACTGTCACTGCAAATACGCTTTCCTTTGTATTTATAGATGGCGCGACCAAAATCAATTATTTTATAAATGCGACCGAAGGTAGGGACTTTATAAAAGGATCCCTTATAACGGTAACATAGATATGTTTTGTCGGTTTTCGTGTACATAATATTATTGGTGTGTAAGTCATTATGTGTCAAATCGAATAATTTTCGGTATACAACCAAACTCATGATAATTTGAAAAAGACATGCGCGCCACTCTTCGCTTTCCAATTCCTCCATAATACTATCGAGGGTCCCATCAAGTGCCTCTAAACAAATTATTTGGACTGGAAATTTCTTTAATATAGCTTCAATAATATCTTCAGGAGCTGTTGACATAGAATGTGCGGAGCCTGAGTATTCACTTTCATCCTCTCCGTCCAATGATTCTTCTTCTGATTCGTTAGATGTATGTGAAGATCTCGAAGAACAGTCGGAACTTTTTGTTGATGTGGTTTTATTATGTTGATGAGTATTATTAGAAATATCACATTCAATAGTTATATTACTTATTTCATTGGATGATGGTACAGCTTCTGTGAATACCCCATTTAAAGATATTTCATCAAGGGGGGTGGTATAATCCTGTGATTTTTTTATACTATCGCCTAATTTAAGGCGGCGTTTATAATTTCTCGTATTAAAACTGGAAAATAATTCTTCGTAACTTCTGTCAATAATAAATTTGTCCCCTTTATTCTTATGAAAAAAGTTTGATTCACTTAAATAATCTATATCATCGGCAATATTATAATGAAAGTTATCTTTGATAGCAAGAAATGATCCATAAAAATCAATACCATGATAAAAGCCGTGCGTATGAATTGCTTGACTGGTTAAAAAATAAAAAAAACTATCAACATATGCTGAGTTATTAGGATTCTTTAATTTGGCAAGACAATCACTTTCTTCTAAAGAAGGCAATACAGAGATTGGTTTTTTTTTATATTTTCCAACTAAAAATTTAACGGGATCCAGAAGCGGGGAGAATTTAAAAAATGCCGGCACTTTCTTTTTGTTCTCTTTGCATTTAACCTTACATATGTATCTATTTTCACTATTCTTTTTGACAAACTCCGTTATGTGCCATTTATGATTAAGATTTATACTATTAAAATTTGTTTCATTTAATGAAAAAAATTCGTTATAAAGAGGCACATAATTCTGTATTTTAGAAATATCATCTAAAGTAGCTAAAATATGTGCATTTTTATTTTTAACATAATTAATAGAAAGCATTCAATAATATAGATGAAATTAAAATATATTCAATTATTGCGTATTTACAATTCTTTTATATTCTTAAATAATTATAATGAATTTGGAGCTTAAAAAATTTGATATGAAAAATATTACATTTAATCCTGAAGAAAGTAATGGTCCTGTTATTGTGTTTATAGGGCGTCGTGACACAGGAAAAAGTTTTTTGGTAAGGGACTTGCTTTATTATCACCAGGATATTCCTATTGGAACTGTTATTTCTGGAACAGAATCAGGGAACGGATTTTATGCACATCATGTGCCAAAGCTGTTTATTCATGAGGAATATAATACAGCTATTATTGAAAATGTATTAAAACGTCAGAAAATGGTATTAAAGCAAATAAAAAAAGAAAAGGAGGCGTATGGGCGCTCCAACATTGATGGAAGGGCTTTTGTTATCCTTGATGATTGTCTCTGGGATAATAGTTGGGCGCGTGATAAGATGATGCGACTTTTATTTATGAATGGGCGTCATTGGAAAATAATGACAACAATTACAATGCAATATCCTTTGGGTGTTCCTCCAAATCTACGGACCAATATTGATTATACATTTATTTTGCGTGAGCCATATATAACCAATAGAAAGCGAATTTATGAAAACTATGCTGGGATGTTTCCTACATTTGAATCCTTTTGTCAAGTAATGGACCAATGTACAGAAAATTATGAATGTCTGGTTATCAGTAATAATGCGCGTTCAAACAAACTGGAAGATCAAATTTTTTGGTATAAGGCAGAACCACACGATGATTTTAAATTGGGATCAAAAGAATTTTGGAGGCTCTCAGAAGATATTGTTTCAGATGATGAAGATGAGGCATATGATCCTAATGCTGTAAAGAAAGGTCCTAAAATAAATGTCAAGAAGAGTAAATGGTAGAGATGATGTTTGAACAATCGCAATATGTATTATTTGTCTTTATTTCTTGAGCCTTTTGCATAATTCGGGAAATAAGTTTCTTTCTTTGCTGCATTTTATATAATAATAAATATTCAGGGTCTGTGAAAGAGGGTGTCCATTCTTTCCAAATTTCATTTTTATGTTCTTCTGCCCACCATCGGGTATTTCCTTTAGAAAATGAAACCATTCCTACTATTTTTCCTTTATGGTGAACATTCACATCGTAAATAGAATTATTTGTATGCCAAAAAGAGTTAGGAAATGTACATTCATTATAAAAAATATCTACATCTAATACTTTGTCCATTATTATATTAATTATAATAATTGACTTTAAATTACTTCAATCTTACAAGGTTGTCCACCACCTAATCCCACACGGTTCATAAACGCTTCCTCTGTTTCGTTTTTAAAATTAAAAGAACAACTGTGATTTTCAGGCAAGCGATGTTGCTGACAATAACGAAGTGTACAGCGACATTTCATATCTGTTAAAGTTAATTTATGTTTGCAAGTGCTCAGTGAACACCTTTTCTTTTTATTTTTCTTTTTACTATGGTGGGACATAGGATTATTCTATATTTATTTTTATACTAAAAATCTATTCAATTTTGAGCGGCGTCTTTACTTTTCTTCTTTCGAAAAGCTTTTTGTATTGCTGTGGCAGCGCCCCACTTCTTATCACGATTGTTAAATTCATCAACAGCTGTTTCACCCCCTTTAACGCGAATATTTTCACCAGCAAACAACTCCTTACGAATATCAGCGGCGCTGATATTTTCTCCTTGTTCTCCAAGGGAAGTCTCGATAGTGTTCATGCCTTCTATTCCAACCAATTCCCCATCCTTCGTAATACTCTGTGTTAATTTATTTCCAGTTTCTTTAGCCAACTTTTTGTTTTCCTCAATCGCCCGCTTCTTTGTATCCTTCACACGTCTTGCAAATTCATCCTTTGCGCGCCTATCATTATTGTCCTTCTCTTTCATCAGTTGATTCAATTCTTCCTCGAGATATTCTACGCGACCCGTTTTGTATGCCTCTGGTTCCCATGGCATCCACATCCCCACTGGACCTACATAAACATTGTGGTTAGGATCAACTTCTCGCAACATCTTAGCTCTCAATTCTGCCTCTTCCTGCGTAGAATATGACCCCCTAATCTTTAAGCCGCGGGTTGCTGTTTGAAAACGATGAGCTATATTAAATGTTTTCTCCAATGTTTCTTCTTTAGCATCCAAAAAAGTTTTGTAGTCATCCGAAATAGCATCAGTATTTAATTTCCCCTTTTCGCTCTTCATAAAATCTTTATAGTCTTCCATTATTTTGTCAAAATCTAAGTGATGTTTATATGAAATAAAGTTTAAAAACTGCGTAAATTTATCTACAGATTTAGTAAAATCAAAATGTTTTAGGAATTCTTCAAAAAAAAAGTGATTTTTCTGTTTTAAAAGATTTTCAGGCGATACAAAAGATACACAGGTAAATTTTTGCCCTGAAATAGGACGGTCTTCCTCCAATAAATCAACATATTTAGGATTTTCAGTTCCAGCACTGGTTAATTTTCTTTCAAATCCTTTAGCCATTATATATTGATTACTATAATTTTATTTTAAGTTTATAAAATTATATAATATATTTTTTTCTTCATATTATTTATAATGCTTCAGGAAATTAATAGAATGTTGGACTTAGGCGAACTCGTAAAGCGTGCCATTAAATATTTGATTGAAGGGTTCATGGTTGCTGTCGCGGCTTATGCTATCCCCAAGCGCGCCCTCAATTTTGACGAGGTACTTCTCATTGCCCTTACTGCGGCTGCTACATTCAGTATTCTTGATACCTACGTTCCAAGTATGTCGGTCGCCGCTCGCTCTGGCGCCGGATTCGGTATTGGTGGCAACCTCGTCGGTTTCCCCCGCCGTTAAATAACCATATCGCTGTAATATGATACTTCTTATTTATCATATTGTAGATATAAATTCCCAACTTAATTCATTGCATATTTTTTTCCAGATTTCATCTTGTTCTATTCTTTTTACTGGATCTTTTAACATCGGGAAATAAGCGAGAAATGTGGTTTCTCCCAATAATTCGCACATCTTATATAATACATAATAGTAATTCAAAAAATTTACTCTATCATCTGGACAATGGATAGCATAAGGACGCTGTATCTCCATAAATAAATTGCATAAAACATCTTCAAGATGTTGACTCATCACCGGAGGTTTTATACCTAATTTATCTTTTATAAATGGTATATGTTCATAATACTTATTGTACCCTAATTTCTTCAAAATATCTTTAGCTTTACTATTTGTAATTTGGAATAATTTTATCCTTTCTTTTTTAATTTGGGCTTTTATGTTTTTTAATACCTCCTCGGGTATTTGGGTCGTCTCTTTAGCCTGAAATTGCGCTAATATTTCTCTAAAATGATTTATACGTTTATATGCATAAAAACACACTTCTTTCGGTGGTTCTTTGTAAGATGGTTTTTCATGTTCAATGAGATAAGGAGTTTGAGTATAACATTTTTTACAAACCAATATACCTTCATAATCTACAGGCACAAGTTCGCCACCACACTTGCAGACGTCATGATGTAAGGTATAATTATCTATATTGATACTTTTTTCATCTACAGCTTCAAAATATTTTTGAATATCATTACGATCTTGTTTTCTGATGATAGATTTTCTTTCATTTTTATCAAAGAAAGAGTGTAATATTTTTTTCTTACTATTTCCTTCGGAAACCTCTTTTTTTTTCTCAAAATAATCAAAAATATATTGAGAATTCTCCAATAAATAAGATTTTCGTAATACACGATGCTTTTTAATTTTTTTTACCAAATCTTTTATTGTATCTTCTATTTTTAATCGGTCTACAATATTTGTTGCTTTAGCTTTAGCGGCTATTAATTTTTTTCTTTCTTCCTTCCATGCAGGGATTAATATATTTTCTATTTTATAAAACTCGCGCATTTTTTCGTGATGTTTACTATCCAAAGTTGCTATTTTTTTATTCATTTTGAATTTTTTGTTTGCTTTCGGTTTAAAGTTGGGCATATTTTATAATTAAATAACTTTTTTTTTATTATTTAATTAAGCGATAATTAAATTCTTATTGGTTTATATTTTTTTTCGGTTTTCTCTCCCCAACTTAAATGGATACGTCAAACTTAAAAATTAATATGGTCCAATTGCAAAAAATGGCATTTCTATTTAATGCTGTCGAAAATGGGTGGACTATAAAAAAAAAGACCAATTGCTATATTTTTAGTAAAAATCATGAAGGTAAGAAAGAGGTATATTTAGATTCATATCTTAAACGATTCATGAAGGAAAACATTGATTTAAATAAATTAATTAATAATGAATAAAAAGGGTTTATATAAAATTTTTTTTTCTTTAGCAATATTATAACACTATGGGAGGAGGATTAATGCAACTTGTAGCTTACGGAGCCCAGGACGTATACCTGACTGGGAATCCACAAATCACTTTCTGGAAGGTAACATACCGCCGCCACACCAACTTCGCAATGGAATCTATTGAACAAACTTTCAACGGACAGGCTGACTTCGGGCGCCGTGTGCAGTGCACGGTGTCGCGCAATGGCGACCTTGCCTACCGCACCTACCTTCAGGTGGTGCTGCCGCAGATTAATGCGTGCAATCCGCCAGGCGCGCAGGGGTCGGGTCGTGATGCCACTTATGCTCGGTGGATCGACAACCCGGGTATTAACATGATCGATTACGTGGAAGTTGAGATTGGGGGGCAGCGCATAGACCGGCAATATGGTCAGTTCATGCACCTCTGGAACCAGCTTACGATGACCGCCGAACAGGAGCGCGGTTACAACAAGATGGTTGGGCAGACCACTCAGCTTACCTACTTGACCGACCCGTCATTCTCGACGGTCAACATCCCGTGTAACACTGGTGCCCCGTGCAACACCTGCGTGCCGCGGTGCTCCCTTCCGGAGACCACGCTTTACGTGCCGCTCCAGTTCTGGTTCTGCCGTAACCCGGGTCTCGCGCTTCCACTTATCGCCCTCCAATACCACGAGGTGAAGATTAACATTGAATTCAACGGACTTGACTGCCTCTTGTGGGCTGTGGACTCATTGTCCGGCGGCGCCTCCGGCGGTCCGGGCGCGAGCAACAAGACCACACAGGGCGCTTACACCAAATCGCTTGTCGCTGCCTCGCTCTACGTCGACTACGTGTTCCTTGACACCGACGAGCGCCGGCGCATGGCGCAAAACCCGCACGAGTATCTCATTGAGCAGCTCCAATTCACTGGCTACGAATCGGTCGGATCCTCGAGCAACAAGGTCAAGCTCAATTTCAATCACCCGTGCAAGGAGCTCATTTTCACGGTCCAGAAGGATTACTTCGTCGACTGCTGCAAGCAGTTCGAGAATGGCGAGCAGCTTTACAAAGCCCTCGGTGTCCAGCCATGGAATTACACCGACTGCATTGACGCTCTTCCTAACGCCTACCACGCCTTCGCTGGTCCCGGCACAGCTGGATCAGGTGAATTCGTGGTCAGTGGGCTCTTCGTGGACCCCGGCGCGGGCGCCGTCAGCAGCGCCTCATACGATCCCTGGGGCGGCGACGGGAAAACGGGGGCGGAGATGCATGAACACTTTAAGCAGACCCAAGAACACGGCTCATACGCCGACGGCTGGTACCCAACGTCGGGGGCGCCGCTCAGCTCGGTGGGAGACGAGAGTCTTGTGTCAGACGCGGGTGCCTTCGTGCTCGCGGAGACTGCTCTCCACCTTCACTGCTGGGGGGAG